AAGAAGGTTGGAATACCGCAAAGCGTTGGAAAAGATTTCAACGAGGCGGATAAGGGTAAGAAGTTTGGTAGGGGTGGTGAAACCCGTCCCGATGTGCAAGGTGTCAACAAGCCTAAAACCGATCACGGAAAAATGGCTTTTTTTAAAGAAGGTGGTAATACTATGGCTTCCAAAATGAATCCCGGCTTCATGGCAATGATGGCTAAGAAAAAAGGCGCACAAGAAGGCTCTAAAGCTGACATGGCGACAGACAAGAAACAAATGATGGGCATGAAAAAAGGCGGCATGAAAAAGATGGCTGCTGGCGGTACATTCCGCAGTGCTGCTGACGGCATTGCTACAAAAGGCAAAACCAAAGGCACGCAAATTAAAATGAACAAGGGCGGCATGTCCTGCTAAGACCATGATGGCCAGCCGCGGTATGGGGGACATCGCCCCCTCAAAAATGCCCAAGGGCGTCAAGAAAGCCCGGCGGGACGACACTGACTTCACCCAGTACAAAGAGGGTGGGAAGGTGAATGCGGCTGGCAATTACACAAAGCCAAGTCTTCGCAAGAAGATTGTGTCTCAAGTAAAGTCAGCAGCCACGCAAGGTACCGGTGCAGGTCTTTGGAGTGCCCGAAAAGCTCAGCTTGTTGCCAAGAAGTACAAGGCGGCAGGCGGGGGTTACCGAGATTGAAAGCGCCTCAAAAGTCATTGAAGGATTGGGGCGACCAAAAATGGAGAACCAAAAGTGGTAAAAAATCTTCTGACACGGGTGAAAGATACCTTCCAAGCGCTGCGATCAAAAGTCTCAGCCCTGCTGAGTACGCTGCGACGACCAAAGCCAAGCGAGCCGGAAAAGCCGCCGGCAAACAATTCGTAGCGCAACCTAAGACTATTGCAAAGAAAACGGCAGGATTTAGATAATGGCTACTAAGAACTTTATTCAAGACGCAATCAAAAAGCCCGGTGCACTGCGTGCATCTTTGGGCGTAAAAGCTGGTGAAAAGATTCCTGCAAAGAAGCTAAACGCCGCTGCAAAACAACCCGGTAAAATGGGGCAGCGTGCGCGTTTGGCTAAAACTCTTAAGAGCTTTAAATGACTACTTCAGGAACCGCAGCGTTTAACCTTGACCTCACTGAATTAGTTGAGGAAGCGTTTGAACGCGCCGGTTCGGAGTTGCGTACGGGCTACGACTTACGTACAGCACGTCGTTCATTGAATCTGATGTTTGCTGATTGGGCAAACCGCGGTGTCAACATGTGGACGTTTGAGCAGGGGACAATCAACCTGACTCCGGGTCTGAACAACTACGCGCTACCCGTAGATACGGTGGATCTACTTGAGCATGTCATTCGCACGGGCGCGGGTAGCGCATCTACGCAAGCTGACCTGACCATCACACGTATCAGTGTTTCTACCTATGCCACAATCCCCAACAAACTGCAACAAGCCCGTCCTATTCAGGTGTGGTATCAACGTTTGGATGGTCAGACTTCTTCGATTGGTACAACGCTTAATGGCGGTATTAGTGCCACAGCCACCACAATTACGCTGACTTCAGTGGCTGGACTTCCAGCTACAGGGTTTTTACTAATTGAGTCTGAGACTATTCAGTACGGCTACATCTCTGGCAACGTGCTTTACAACTGCTTCCGTGGGCAAAACGGCACAACCGCAGCAGCACACTCAACCGGCGTGTCTGCGTACACGCAGAATCTGCCCTCTGTGACCGTCTGGCCAACCCCAGACAACAGTACAACGTATCAGTTTGTTTACTGGCGCATGCGCCGTATTGATGATGCTGGCGGGGGCGTACGCACGCTGGATGTACCTTTCCGTTTCCTGCCCTGTATGGTGGCAGGCTTGGCCTACTATTTGGCGTTAAAAATCCCAGAAGGGGCACAGCGTCTGGACGTCCTGAAACAACAGTACGATGAAGCTTGGCAGTTGGCCGCTGATGAAGATCGTGAGAAGGCTTCGGTTCGTTTTGTTCCGAGGCAAATGTTTATTGGTAGTGGTACATGAAGTCAAAGCGCATTACCGACACTGCGTACCACAAGGCGTACTACGAGGCCAACAAAGCCCGTATTGCAGAGGTTAAACGCGCTTATAGGGCGGCTAACAAAGAGAAAATTATTGCCAACAAACGGGCTGCGTATCTTGCTACACGAGAAGCAAGCCTAGCGCAAAAACGAGAGTACAGACAAGCAAACAAAGGCAAAATAAACTTTTTGTGTACGATGCGCAAAAAAGTAGTTAAACAGCGTACACCTATGTGGCTTTCCCCATTTGACCGGTTGAAGATTAAATGCTACTACTCGGTTGCGGCCATGCTGGCGCGTAACAACAAAGAACCGTGGCATGTTGACCACATAGTTCCATTACAAGGTAAACTTGTGTCGGGGTTGCATGTACCAAACAACCTTCAGTTTTTGCGTGGCGTAGACAACATACGTAAGAAGAATAAGTTTGAGGTGGCGCATGGGTAATCGTTTTGCTTCTGGTAAAAACAGTATTGCTATGTGCGATCGTTGCGGTCAGCAATTTAAATTGACAGCGCTTCGTAAAGAGATACAGAAGACTAAGATTTATAATTTGCTTGTGTGTTCTACTTGTTTTGATCCAGATCAGCCGCAGTTGCAGTTGGGTATGTACCCGGTAGATGATCCACAGGCGGTGCGTAACCCCCGTAAGGACACAACCTACGTTACGGCAGGGGTTAGTGCTACTGGCAGTCTGACTGGCGGTTCACGGGATGTTCAATGGGGTTGGGCACCTGTTGGTGGGGCGAGTAGTTTTGATACATTTTTGACACCAAACTACTTGGTGGCAACGACATATGTTGGTACAGTTACGGTAACAGTTTCATAGGAGCTTAATATGGCAAAAGAAGACATGAAGTCAGACAAGAAGCAAGACGTTGCTCTGATTAAAAAAGCGTTCAAGCAGCACGACAAGCAAGAACACAAGGGCGGTAAAGGCACGGCTTTGAAGTTGAAAAAGGGTGGCCCTACAACTGACGACCGTATGCGTTTGGGACGCAACTTGTCACGTGCTAACAACCAAACCACGGGTTAATATCATGGCCAAAATTAACAATCTCCCAGCTTCAGCATATGCCAAGCCACACACCATGAGTGGTGCGCCTGTGGGCATATCTGAAAACCCCGGTTCTGGCCCTAATCGCAGCAAGCTTGATAACTTTGATGTAAGCGTTGGTAATATCAGCAAATCCGCTGGTAACGAGCCTACTAAAACATCTGGTATCCGGATGCGCGGCGCTGGATGTGCTACCAAAGGTGTGATGTCACGCGGCCCTATGGCTTGAGAAACACATGAACTACACCGAGTTAAAAGCCGCTATTCAAGCGTACACAGAAAATTCGGAAACGAATTTTGTGGCGGAGATCCCTGTGTTTGTTACGCAGGCTGAGCAGCGCATTTACAACTCGGTTCAGTTCCCCTCTATTCGTAAGAATGTGACGGGTGCGACTACAGTAAATAATAAGTATTTGCAGTGCCCATTGGATTTCTTGGCTGTGTACTCTATGGCGATCATTAACGCCAGTGGTGAGTATGAGTATCTGCTGAACAAAGACGTTAACTTTATTCGGCAAGCATACCCACAGCCAACAGATACGGCTATCCCAAGATACTATGCGTTGTTTGGCCCCGCTGTATCCGGCAGTACTATTTCAGACGAGTTGTCTTTCATTCTCGGCCCCACGCCAGACTCATCGTACAGCGTAGAGTTGCATTATTACTACTACCCCGAGTCGATTACAACGGCATCTGATGGCCAGACATGGCTTGGTGATAACTTTGATTCTGTGCTTTTGTACGGCTCTTTGGTTGAGGCTTACACCTACATGAAGGGTGAGCAGGACATTATGGGCTTGTATAACCAGAAGTTCATGGAAGCACTTGCACTTGCAAAACGTTTGGGTGATGGTATGGAGCGTCAAGACGCTTACCGTTCTGGTCAGTTTCGTCAGAAGGTAACTTGATATGTCAATTATCCAGACCCAGACCACATCGTTCAAGGCAGAGCTTTATCAAGGCATACATGACCTGACGACAGACGTTATCAAGATTGCCCTGTATACGGCTTCTGCTGATTTAAATGAAACGACAACGGTGTATTCAGTTGATTTGGTTGGACAAGTTGTTGCTACTGGGTATACAGCAGGTGGCTCACGGCTAACACCTATCACGGTGTCGTCTTCTGGCTATACAGCGTATGTTGGCTTTCCTGACATCAGTTGGACAGGCGCAATCACAGCACGGTGCGCGTTAATCTACAACTCCAGCCAAGGCAACAAATCCATAGCGGTGTTGGACTTTGGTTCAGACAAGACTTCTACAACCACGTTCACCATCACCATGCCAACCAACGGCGCAACCACTTCGTTAATTCGATCTTCTAACTAGGAGTTAATATGTCCACAGATAAAATTTCAGCCTCAGATAAATGCGAAGCATCCTGCAGCTACAACACAGCCCCCTCTGATACGGCGACCATTGAAGGCCGCTATATTGCCATTTGTTACGACAAAGACGGCAACGTGAAGTGGGAAGATGCTATTGATAACTTGGTCACAACTGTGGGCAAGAACCTGACACTGGACACCATTCTTGGTAACTCAGCCGCTGGTGCAGTAGTCATGGGTCTTAAAGGTACGGGCACAGCCGTGGTTGCCGATACGCAGGCTTCTCACGCAAGCTGGTTAGAAGTTGGTTTGGCTAACGCCCCAACATACTCTGGCAACCGCAAAACCCCAACATTCAGTGCTGCGGCTTTTGTAAGCGGCACGACTTGCACAAAGTCTACTTCTGCGGCTTCATCGTTTGCTATTACCTCAACAGGTACAGTGGCGGGATGCTTTATCAATATTGGCGGCTCTGCAACAATTGACAACACCACAGGAACGCTGTTCTCTGCCGGTGACTTTAGTAGCTCTAAATCAGTTGTTTCAGGCGACACTATTGCAGTTTCATACTCTTGCTCACTGACGTAAAATGGCCTACGCATGGGGCGACGGTGCTTGGGGGGCTAACGGTTGGGGCGGCATAACTGCCTTTTCCGATAGCGTTTCCGAGTCTGCCGCCACATCTACATCTGAAGTACCCGCAGCTACTTTTGTAGTAGCTAGGGCTGAAACTTCTGGGATTTCTGAAAGCGAAACAGTTCAGGCTACCTTTGCGTTTGCAGTTACTGATACAGCGGCCATAAGTGAAACAAATACAGCGGCTACAGGGTACACAACTAGCGTAACAGACACATCGACTACAACCACGGTAGAGGCAGTAGCGGCAACTTTTGCGCAGTCAGTCAATGAGTCGGCGGCTACGGCAACAGATGAATCTGTATTGGCCACTTTTGCAGGGGTTGTAAATGAAACGGCGGCTACTTTAACTGCGCAGTTGGTGGGTTCTTTCTTTAATGCAGCAGTTGATGAGACTGCAGTAAGCTCTACGGCAGAAACAGCGGCAACGGATTATTTTGGGTTGGTTGTCAATGAGACAGTGGAAACCTCGACAACTGAGACAGGCGCGGCAACATTTGCCAAGTTCTTAGATGAGTTGCTTGGAACAGTTACGTCTGCAGAGACAGCGGCTACAGCTTACACACAAACTGTGACGGATACAGCGGCTATTATTTCAAGCGAGTCAGTGAGAAAAACTTGGGAAATAATTGATGACACACAGACTGCAAACTGGCAGAATATCGGGAATACTCAAACTGCTGGTTGGACGAACATTACAACCACACCATAGGAGTCAATAAATGACTACAGGCGCAACATGACAACTAGGCTTAGCCCTTCCAGTACAGGGTGAACTCTCTGGCACATGGGGCGATACCGTCAACAACGGTATTACGCAGTACACCAACATTGCCATCGCGGGCACATTGACGCTTACAGGTGACGGCGCAGTAACACTGACCAATACCACGGGCGATGCCTCGGCCTCAAATATTACATCGACTCTGACCGGCGCGGGCACGATTACAGCCCAGTTTGCGATTGTCAAAATTTCAGGTACGTTGACAACCACCAAAATAGTAACGTTTGGATCTGCAGGTTCTGCTCCGTACAGCAAAACCTTCTTGGTAGTCAACGCAGCTACCGGTGGTACAGTAACTTTCAAAGCGTATGGCCAGACCGGTGTGTCAATTGCCGTGGGCGAAAGTGCATTGTTGTATTACAACGGCACGGACATGGTCAAAGCAACAACTACTGTTGCTAGCGGTGTGACATCCTTTACTGCCGGTACTACAGGGTTTACCCCATCCACGGCAACGACTGGCGCGGTTACTTTGGCGGGCACGCTTGCCATTGCAAATGGCGGAACAAACGCTACAGCAGCCCCAACAGCAGGCGCAGTGCCTTATGGTACGGGTACAGCCTACGCTTTTACAGCGGCGGGCACAACGGGCCAAGCACTTCTTTCAAACGGTGCCAGCCCACCCACATGGGGAACTGCAGGCGTTTCAACAGGTAAAAGTATCGCAATGGCGATGATCTTCGGATTCTAAGGAGCAAACATGGCAAACCCAAATATAGTTAACGTAACGACAATAAACGGCACTACGGCGTATGTGTTACCAGCATCTACTTCAGTATCCGTTGCATGGACTTATGCTGATCCAAGCACTAGCGGTTCTGTATCTTTGACGGGGTTAACCCCTGCGTCTGGTACGGTAAACAAAATAAATAATATTGTTGTGTCCAATACAACTGCATCTGCGGCAAACTGCTCGGTAGCAATATCGAACAACCCAACTTATGCAAGCGGCACTGCTTATTATATTGCGTATCAGATCAGCGTTCCCCCAAATGCTTCTTTGATTATTACGGACAAGACTACAGCTTTTTATGTAACACAGTTTCAATCTGTTGGAGTTATTTCTGGAACAAGTAGTGCGTTGACTTATGTTGCATCGTTTGAAGCCATAACTGCTTAACATCATGGGACTCCGATATACGGGAAACATTGTCTCCGCTGGGCGTAACGGCATTAACTACCCTGTCACAACGGTGGAATACCTTGTCGTGGCTGGCGGTGGTGGTGGTGGTGGATCAAATGGCGGTGGCGGTGGTGCGGGTGGGTTACTAACTGCCACGGGACTTTCTGTTGTCATTGGAACTGCTTACACAATAACAGTTGGTGCGGGAGGTGCGGGCGGTGCAGTGGGAGCAAATAATGGCTCTGCTGGTGCTAATTCAGTATTTTCGTCTATCACTTCAACTGGCGGGGGCTACGGTGCGTATTATGGTGCTGCTGGAGGTAATGGCGGCTCTGGTGGCGGTGGAGGTGGAGTAGCTCCCTCCGCTGGCGGCACGGGTGTTTCAGGGCAAGGGTACGCAGGAGGCACGGGATCAAATACTGGAACTTACAACAATGCGGGAGCAGGCGGTGGCGCGGGATCAGTTGGGCTTAATTCCAGTGGTGGAACTGCTGCTACATCGGCTGGCGGTAATGCTGGGACGGGTCAAGTATCGGGTATTACAGGATCGCAAATTATGTACGCTGGCGGTGGTGGTGGTGGCGTTAATTCCACTACAAACGCTGGTGGGATTGGGGTTGCAGGCGGTGGTAATGGGGCAGGTGTTGGTGGAACAGGCGCAGGTAAAGGTGCAAGCGCATTGGCAAACTCTGGCTCAGGTGGAGGCGGTGACTCAAACGGAGCTGG